CAGAAGATACTTACAGTGACATTATGTGGCCGAAGAATCATCCTGCATCCGACACTCCTATTGTGCTAAGAGACTATCAAGTAGAGATCATAAACAGTTTCTTGCAAAATCCACAGTGCATACAAGAAGTAGCAACAGGTGCTGGTAAAACAATTATGACTGCCAGTCTAAGCGAACGTGTAGAAAACTATGGTCGTAGTATTGTTATAGTTCCTAACAAAAGTTTGGTTACACAGACTGAGAAAGACTATGCAAACATGCAACTTGATGTTGGTGTATTCTACGGCGACAGAAAAGAGTTTGGATACAAACACACAATCTGTACATGGCAAAGTCTAAATGTGTTACTTAAGAATACCAAGAATCAAACAGTTGATATCACCATACATGAGTTTTTAGAAGATGTAATTTGTGTGATAGTTGATGAAGTACACATGGCCAAAGCAGATGCACTTAAAACATTGCTTACTGGTGTAATGGCACGTGTACCATTGCGTTGGGGTCTAACAGGAACAGTACCAAAAGAACCATATGAGTTTCAAGCATTGCATTGTAGTTTAGGTCCAGTTATTAATCAGCTGGCCGCAAGTGAACTACAGGAAAAAGGCGTACTAGCAAACTGTCATGTAAATGTTGTGCAGTTGATTGATCATGCAGAATTTACAAACTATCAAAGCGAATTAAAATACCTATTTGAAGAAAAAGGGCGATTAGATACCATTGCAGGCTTGGTTATTGAAGTAAATAAAACTGGTAATACATTGGTATTAGTTGATAGAATTAGTGCTGGCACAGAATTGCTCAACCGTATGGGCGATGACGCAGTGTTTGTAAGTGGTGCAACCAAAGCAAAAGACAGACAGGATGAATATGATGAAGTGGCTACTGCGACAGGTAAAATCATTATTGCTACATATGGTGTCGCGGCCGTGGGCATTAATTTGCCACGTATTTTCAATCTTGTCCTTTTGGAACCTGGTAAAAGTTTTGTACGGGTTATACAAAGTATTGGTAGGGGTATTCGGAAAGCGGAAGACAAAGACCACGTCCAAATCTGGGACATAACATCAACTTGCAGATTTGCAAAAAGACACTTAACCAAACGTAAAGCATTTTATAGAGAAGCAAACTATCCTTTTAGTGTAGAGAAGTTGGATTGGAATGCGTAACAAAGCGGAGAAATTATGAGAATACTAACACTAGACAATACTGTGTTTGAAGTAGATACACTGCCAGAAGAAATTGATGACTTACGTTTTGCAATTTTTGACAACAGTGATCCGCAGAATCCAGATCACTTATACATACCACTTATATTCTTAGAAACGTTCAATTCACCAGCACTGGTGTTACGTATTGGAGATCGAACAATGAAAATGCCAATTGATTGGCAAGTACTAATTGGTGAACCAGAAGTGGGCGATCTTGAAATGCTACCATTGACAAGTATCAATGACAGAGGATTCAAAGTATTTCAATTCAATCCATTAACCAGTTTTCGACCCAGTTATATGGATATTGAAATAATCGATGTTTATCAGGATGTGACTTGGTATGTACCTAAACTCAAGAATGGACAGATGTTAGCGGTTCCAGTTGACAACAAAGACGATCCACGATGTGCATATTTTGTCAAAGACATCAGTCGTAACTGTGAAATCGTGGATTATAATAAGGCGTGGTAATATGGAATTTACAAATGGCATATTTAATGTAATAAAAAACAAGATGAATGACAGTGCAATTTTGGCATTGATTTATACTTGCGGTCATGTTATAATAGCAATGAATGTTGTGTATTGGATGACCGGTGCAAGCATATGGGAGGCCGGAGCAGTAGCACTGGTTGAACCTTGCATAAATGGTGTATGGTTTTATGTATTACATAGAATATGGACAAAATACAATGAGCGAAAAACTTAACATAGCAAATGAAATGCGTTGCCTTGATCGCAAGGATCGCAACTTCTATGACAGCTTGACAGAAGAAGAACGTAAAAAGTTTTCAAACTTTCTCATGATACGTTGGGGATCAAGTGTACAAGGTCCTAGCGAACTACAAGAATATTATTTGATAGCCTGCAATCAGCGACTGAACAAACACTTTTTTGACATCAATCGACATCCTAAACTACAATGGCTTTGTGCTACAAGTATTTCACCAGGAATGGGATCGCACAAACATCAGTGGATACCACCTAAGAAAAAAGAAAAAGGCAACAATGAAGGCAAGAAAATATTGATGGAACTGTTTCCGGCAATGAAGTCCGACGAGATAGAACTGCTCAGCAAATTAGTTACAACCAAAGAACTCAAGGAGCATCTGAAACTAAGTGGAAACAACTAATGCACCTTCCGATTAAGATTGCTACTTCTCATCATGTAGGAGATGTGTTAGATTTCTACGGGTACTATGCTCGCTTTAAGAACTTTAGACGTTTTAGTAAACTACCAACCTACTTTGATGGTGGCGATCAATCAGACGGTTATGTTTGTTATGAATACTACAAAGACCAATTGATTCACAACGTTAAAGATAGCATAGTGTTTATAGATGCACTCAAAGAAGGATGGCATGTTTTACCAAATCAATCTCGAGGATGGCCCAAAGACAAACATTATTTTCTTATAAGTGGAGCAGACTGGGACACAGAAGATCCAAAGTATCAGTTGCCTGTTGACTACACACTGTTGTATTTTCCATGGGTATTGTTTGACACTGTAAGAACATTCACCAGTTTCAAACACGAATTGTTCTTTTCAAATATCACATATGATTTTGTTTACCCAAAACCGGTTAATTTTTGTTCAATGAGTGCCGGCATTAAACCACATAGAGATTATGTTATTGAAAATTTATTGCCACAGATCGATCATAGTCACTATTCTGTAAAGTATGCTGGACAACAATTTGGTGTAGATATCAACGACCTTGACATTGTAAAAAAAATTTCTTACAAAGATACTGACCATTATCATAGAGAAGCAAATTCGCTTTTTGACGGCACAAGAGGAAAAGAGCTTCAAGTCATGAGTTGGCAACACATGCCTATTGACATTTACAATATTTCATACTATAATTTAATTACAGAATCAAACCAAGAAGGCAGTCACTTTTTTCCAACAGAAAAAATTTGGAAACCTATTCTAGCAGGCATACCGTTTGTTTGTATAGCAACCCAAAATTTCTTAAAACGTGTACGAGATCTTGGATTCAAAACATACGATACTGTATGGGATGAAAGCTATGATGAAGAAGAGAATGATAAAACAAGATTAGCCAAAGCAGCCGAGCTGTGTTTACAGTTAGAAAACTTTGATTGGAATAAAAACAAAGATAAACTAGTAGAAATAGCCTTACACAATAGAATACAATGGTCAAATGTTTCACAGATATTCATTGACTGTTTTATAGGTATGGAAAATAGTATTGAACAATTTAGAAATAGAAACGTATAAATGCAAATACTGTGAACGTGAGTTTAGAAAAGAAAGCACACTTGCAGTGCATCTCTGCGAACAAAAACGTAGATTCCAAGAAGAAAAAGAAGTTGGTGTACAAATTGGTTTGCAAAGTTACTTGAAGTTCTACACAATGACACAAGGCAGTGCAAAACTAAAAACCTATGCTGACTTTGCTACATCACCATACTACAAAGCCTTTGTAAAATTTGGTAGACATTGTGTTGCAATTAACGCAATTAACGTACCCAAATTTGTTGAATGGGTAATCAAACAAAACAAAAAACTAGATCACTGGTGCAAGGAAGCAGTATATGATGAATACCTTCATGAATATATTAGACGGGAAGCACTAACAGACGCACTTGAACGTGGCATTGAATATACTATAAAGTGGAGTGAACGTACAGGACATCCAGCACAGGACTTTTTGCGTTATGGAAATGATAATGCAGTTGCGTTTGCAATAAGTACTGGACGCATATCACCTTGGTTGGTGTTTAACTGTGAATCAGGACAAGCATACCTAGCAGATATGAATCCTGATCAAACAAAAATTGTATGGCCTTGGATTGATCCAGACTTTTGGCAAAAGAAGTTTCGTGACTATCCAGCAGATCAGGCATACTGTGAAGAAATACTAAAACAAGCAGGATGGTAAAGTGCCTTTTTACACAGAAAAAATAAGTTTTACATTACCTGCAGAGGAGAAGAAAATGGGATTAACTAGACCAAAAATACAACAAGTGGAAAAAATACAAAAATCCAAAGATCCACAATTTTACATGATGTTTCTTAAAAGTGCAATACGTATTGGTGCTTGCTATGCATTACTAACTGGCGATTTTGTAATGGCCGCAATAATATTTGCTATTGCTGAATTTGTAAACATAGGACACTATATAAGCAAATGAGTGCAGATGTAGATATAGACTTTGCTGACAGGCAACAGATAATCAATTTGATTCGATGTACGCCTGCACGCCAAAACGCAGAAGGACGCAAGCATAACAGTGGTGTTTATGTTACACCTATACCTGTTGACGCACCCAATGGGTGTGCAAGTATAGATTATGAGTATGCAGAACAACGTGGATATTTTAAACTGGATTTGCTTAATCAGAGTGTATACACATTAATACGTGATCAAGCACACTATGATAGTATGTTGGCAAAAGAGCCAGACTGGACAAGACTACAAGATCGTGATTTTTGTGAACAAATAGTACACATAGGAAACTATCATGATCTTATTTGTGCTATGCAACCTGACAGTATACCACGCATGGCAGCATTTATCAGTATTATACGTCCAGGTAAAGCACACTTACAAGGTAAACCATGGAAAGAGGTATTTGAAACTGTTTGGGACGGTGATGATAGTGCTGGGTTTGTGTTTAAGAAATCACATGCAGTCAGTTATGCAAGTTTGGTCGCATTGCACATTAATCTGCTTTCAACTTAGCCACCAATAAATAGCAGTATGATGTTTGATATGACTATTGCGACCTTACCGGTCTTAGAATTTTATCTTCCTCCAGCAGCGCCAGCATTGCTAAAAGGACATTTAGAAAAACACGGCTTCAGTTGTAACAGTTTAGATCTAAACCTCGAAAGCCGGCAGCTACTAACTAAAAATGAATTTGATAAATTTTTTGAATTTACCAATGCAAATAAACCAATTGATCAAAAAATTTTAGATAAAGTATTTTTACATTGGGAAAAACTTCTCTTAGAGAAACCATCCCGTTGGATCGGTTTCAGTATCTTTAGCAGCGACAGTCATATTACTGCAAGAGAATTTTTACCATGGTTCAAACAGCGTAATCCTAAACAACAGGTATGTATAGGAGGCAATGGTGTATCATCTCCTGAATTTGTAGAAGATGTTGTGGAATATATTGATCATATAATACACAACGAAGGAGAAAACCCTATTATTGAATTGCTTAAAGGTAATATGCAATTTCCAGGAATTGACAGTCCAGGTGACCAAATAGACAATTTAGATACAATTGGTTATGCAAATTATGAAGATTATAATCTCAATGAATATGATAGATTTTACAATGAAAATGTTGTACAAATCACAGGGAGTCGAGGATGCGTAAGACGGTGTACTTTTTGCAATGTTGGTCATTTGTGGCCAAAGTTTCGTTGGCGTACAGGTAAACATATATTTGAAGAAATCAAGAAGATACATCAAGAAAAAGATGTCCACCATTTTTATTTTACTGACAGTTTGATCAATGGAAATCAAAGAAGTTATTTAGAAATGTGCGAGTTACTTGCAGATTATAATAGCACACTAAACAAAAAAATAACCTGGGGAGGCCAATATATTGTACGTAGTCAAAAAGGATTGCCAGACCACTATTTTGAAGTCACTGCTAAAAGTGGTGCATACAATCTTGCACTAGGTGTTGAAACTGGCTCAGACAGTGTTAGGCATCATATGCAAAAGAAGTTTAACAATGATGACCTTGATTTTTTTATAGAAGGTTTTAGCAAATGGGGGACCACTTGCACTTATCTAATGCTAGTTGGTTATCCAACAGAAACACAGAAAGATTTTGAGGACACGCTGAATCTATTTAAAAGACATCAAAGATACGTTGCCAACCAAACTATACTTGGATGTACACTCGGAGTTACCATGCGTATTACTTCAGACGCACCAATATCAGAACAATATGGACATACATTTACTATTGCACCAAATGCCACAAAAAATAGTTGGGTCAGCAATGCGGTGCCAGGGCTTGATCTTGGAGAAAGAATTAGACGGAGATTAGTAGCTCACCGTGTTGCTGAAAGTTACGGATGGAGTATTATTAGTGCAAATAGAGAATTACGTAAAATCAAAGAAGAAGCTCAACAATGGATGACAGGATCTTTCGAGGTAACGAAAGACAGTTACTTAATGGATATCAGCCCTTAGAGCATACACTAACTCTTGAATTCACAGGAACCGAAGGCCGTCATGGGTGGCCTGAGATTGAAGTGTATCATAACACAGTGCTTGTTTATTGTGGCATAGTAAAACAACAATATACCCTTGCGATCAACGTAAGGGCTGATCAAATACGAAATCTGTTTAAAGTAAAGATGATTAATAAGCAACCAGATGATACAGTTGTTGATGAACTTGGTAATATTACCAAAGACAAAAGTGTTGTAATAGAAAATGCAACAATAGATAATTGCTTTATTCGCAACTTCTACAAAGTAGCAAAGGTTTTTACAACAGATCGAGTATATCCAGGATGCCAACTTTTTCTACCAAATGATCTAATAAAATTTTATTATAAAAATCCTCCACTAGAGTATCTTATTAAACGTAAACCGGTAGGATTTTTTGATACTAAAGAAGTAAACGCTGAGGTTAATAAACTGTTTGAAAAAACAACAAAACTGTTATTCCACAATTAATCAACTTTGCGAACAAGTGTGATACTTCTACGTTTTACCTTTTTGCGAGAAAGTTCTTGAAGGCTTGTGCTGGGGCCAAGAATTATTTCTAAATCTTTGTTTATAAATGTTTTGAGAAATGGTTTGAATTGATCCCAATCATCTTTTAAGAAAATGTTTATCGGAATACTACGATTTGATTCCCACCACCATGTATTGGCTAATTCTAAAAAATCACGTTTCATTTTGGCATTTATTATGCCACCAAAGTCATAGATTGTTGTTATCTGATCATCTTTATTTTGAATCACACCAACATATTCATTGCCTGCATAGGTACAGAATGTAATGAAGGGATAACGTTCTGCAATCTTTTCGAATAGCTCTACGCCCATAAATACCTTGTAAATGGAGTTAAATTAATGTATTCTACCACCGTATATTTATATCAGCAAAAACAACAGGTGTTATTACCCGACACCAGCGGTGCGTATTTTCAAAGGAGATGGCAACCAGTGTATGCAAAAAAATTAAAAGTCAACAGAGGAGTTGATAACGTCATATTGTTTGAATTTATAAACCAAGATCAGAAACCTGTGAACATCTCAGGAAGCACAATAACTTTCAGAATGATGAGTACTAATGGAGATGAATTGTTAATTGCTGAAGATCTAGTTCATCTAAGCAGTACATATGGAAGAGCAAAAGTAACACTCACCAGTGAAAAATTAGATCTAATAGAAGAACAAACTGCGACCTGGAGTTTGGAAAGAGCCAGTGGAAACTTGTATGAAGCAGTGTTTACTGATGCATATAGTGCAGGCCGAGGACAGGTTGACATAGTTGACAGTGTGTATCCTGATTTTGTTGAAAGTAAAATCATGATGATGCCTGCTCCCATTGATCATCCTGCACAGTCAAACGGTAATAGAGTTCATACCAGTGCAATTTATACTTCCGACAATACTCTAACTACTTTACAGTTGGATTTTGATAACTTTTCAGGTAATGTTAAAGTGCAAGCTAGTGAGAATCAAATTGGGCCAGACTGGTATGATGTTGGATCGCAAATACAGTATACAAATCAAAATTCACGAACCTATATAAATGTTGATGGCAGGCATAATTGGTTAAGGCTTGAACTAAATCAGTATGGAATAAGCGGTAATGCAACTGCACAAGTTCAAAATGGAGCAGTAACCACAATTTCAAGCAACGGGTCAGGAAGTGAATGGTATGGACCTGGTAATCCACGTGTAAGACTAGAAGGATTAGGCACAGGAGCAACTGCAACTACCACTGTGGACGGCGGCAAGATAGGCACTATTACACTAACCAATGGTGGACAAGGATATATAACTGCACCCACTGTTATTATTGACAACGGTGAAATTACACAGATAACCTATCGCTAGGAGAAACTTTGCGTATAAAACGTTTAAGAGCTATTGGTTGTAGTTGGACCTATGGCGATGAACTTCCTGAATCAACAAGACTTGAAAAAAGTTATCCAGGCTTAATTGCAAACCACTATGGACTAGAACTTGATAACTGTGGTTATCCTGGTGCTAGTTTAGAAAGCATGCGATGGGTACTCTATTGGCATCTCAAAAATAAACAAGATACAAACGAAACACTCTATGTAGTTGGCCTTACAAACAGTGACCGTAGAAGTTGGTACAACGCAGTTGAAAAAGATTTAGAATATAACTTTAACTTTAACCAACCAGAACGTCCATGGAACAAACATGTTCACAATGTTTGGTTAAAAGTAAACGACCAAACCATAAATCCTGATTGGTACAAACTAGATAAACTTTGGACAACCCATTGTTATGACAGAGAATGGGCAGAATACAATCATTGGGAAACGGTTCGTGCTTTCAGTGCTTTGCCTCATGTGATAATTTTCAACTGTTTGGTAAATCCATTTGAAAACAGTGGCGTGGTGAACGGAAAAAGCAGTTTTCGAGAAATATTTAAACCAGAGCACCTTTATCCTCGCAATCATCCCAATGAAAAAGGTCATGAAATTATATCAAAACACTTGATTGATTACATAGATCGTGTTAATATAATAGCATAATGATCGATTTATTGAGTTACATTCCGCAAAAGCGGAAACACACAAGTTCTGGTTGGGTGAGTTTCAATGCACCATGTTGTGTACATCAAGGAGAAACACAAGACAAAAGATATCGCGGTGGTGTTAAACAAACCGAAGATGACTGGAGCTATCACTGTTTTAACTGTGGTTTCACTGCAAGTTTTGTTGCAGGACGTAGTGTTGGTTATAAGGCACGTAAACTATTAGAATGGTTAGGTGTTGACGCAACTGATATCGAAAGACTAAACTTAGAAAGTTTAAAACGGAAAAGTTTATTAGATTTAACTGCTGAACGCAACACAATTAAACAAAAGCAAATTGACTTTGAAGAACAAGAAATACCCGCAGGTGTTGAACGCATAGATGAAAACAATCGAGAGCACTTTCACTATGTTGAATACTTAAAAAAACGTGGCATGGTATTTGGCTATCCGTTTTTGGTTGATAAGAAACGTGGTCCACGAGATAGAATAGTAGTACCATACACATACAAGAATAGGATAGTAGGCCACACATCACGTTACTTGGATAATCGTACGCCAAAGTTTATAAACAGTCAGCAACCCGGGTATGTGTTTGGATATGATTTACAAAAGTCAGACTGGACCAGTGCTATAGTTGTTGAAGGTATATTTGATGCATTGTCAATAAGTGGTTTGGCAAGTATGCACGAAACAATCAGCAAAGATCAAGCACAATTGCTCATACATTTAAAACGTAAAATTATAGTTGTGCCAGACCAAGATCGAGCTGGCTTAAACATGATAGAGGCTGCACTAGAATACAGGTTTGCAGTAAGTATACCTGAATGGCCTGAAGACGTAAAAGATGTAAATGATGCAGTGGTGCGTTTTGGTGTAGCAGAGACACTGAAACAGATACATACTAGTGCTGAATCAAGTCGGATAAAAATTGAAATGGCTAAGAAAAGATTAATGAGGAGCTTAGGTTGAGTTGTGATGTGTTGTTTACAAGTGTACCTTACACGGTTACAGAGGTTGCACCTGCGGCTCCAGCAGTATTAATTGGCATGCTAAAACACCATGGATATTGTGGCAAATTCTATGACTTTAATAATCTTACACTAGACAACGAACTTGTAAAAACATTTGCACTTGGAGTTAATCCAAATGATCCTGTAAAACTTGATCAAATATATCGTTATCATGTAAATCAGATGCTCGCATACAATCCAAAGTACATTGGAATAAGTCTTTTCAGTTATCAATGTATAAGTTCAACACAACTTTTGTGTATATACATAAGAACAATGGCACCCGACGTAAAGATAATCCTAGGCGGTCCTGGCCTAAGTCATAACGGATTACATGGTACCAACATGGGAGCTGAATGGCAAAAACTTTCATTATGCGACTTCTGGGTAAAAAGTGAAGGTGAAAATCCAATTATAAAAATTCTCAAAGATGATTATGTTAGCACACCACAGTGGGAACAGATACTCGCCCTTGACGAATTTCCTATACCTGATTATGACAGTTACAATTGGAAACTTTATAACAACCGTATACCTATTACTGGTAGTAGAGGATGTGTACGACAATGTACATTTTGCGATATTCACACTCACTGGAAAAAATTTGTATGGCGTAGTGGCAAAAGCATTGCAAGTGAAATGATTGAACAAAGCGAGAAATATGGAATCTATGACTTTGCTTTCACGGATAGTTTGATTAATGGAAGTATGAAAGCCTATAAAGAAATGTGTACAGCACTGGCCGATTACAATAACAAGAATCCTAAACACAAATTGACATGGAGTGGTCAGTATATCTTCAGACCTGCTAATCAAATGCCAGATCATATTTGGAAATTAAGTGCAGAAGCAGGACTTACAGAAGTAGCCGTTGGAATAGAAAGTTTAGACGAAAGTATAAGAAATCATATGCGTAAAAAGTTTAGCAATAATGATATTGTCTATAGCTTAGAATCAATGAAAAGATATGGTATAGTAGGAAATTTTTTAATGCTTGTTGGTTATGTTACTGAAAATGAAGAAACTATTCAAAATCAAAAAGACATGTTTACACAATTAAGAGAATATGCAGGTAATGCAATACGAAAGGTAGCAATAGGATCAACACTGGCTATACTGCCGGGTACTCCATTGGCATCAATGGCCAATGAAATTGGTGTTAAATTAGGTAAAGATGAAAACGATTGGGTAGGTTTATATAGTGATCAAAAAACTAGATTGCAATGGCGTGAGGATCTAATAGAACATTGTGTGAATTTAGGATTTTATGTGCCAGAGCATACTGGACAAGATCAATTGATGACTGCAGGAAGTGTGCTTCATGCCTGATGCAAAACTTACCATACAAGTTGGCGCCTTTAATGGCACGCCTGGTTTTATGATAGACGATCTAATAATCGAACCAAATACGTTATCAATGGGAGATCATAGTATGACATTCTCATATAACTATGGACAATCAGTAAAATTTAAAATGTTTGGAAAAAATAAATTTGATACTAAAATCGACGATGAAAATAATATAGTAGAAGACAAGTTTATACTAATAAAAGAATTATGCATAGACTATATGAAAATATCAAATTGGCAATTTCATAAACATATTTGGAATCCTTATTTTGCTTATAATAATCAGGAACGTGTGCTTACAATACCAAACAAAGAAAGTTTGCCACTGTGGTATCTAAACTTACAAAACTAGGAACAACATGCAATTTAGATTAAATGAAATACAACAACAGGTTGTTGATACATTAGTTAAAAAATACAAAGATAACAAGCAACCAGGTCGATCAGACAAAGCATATACCAATGGTGTTTCAGATACAGAGTGTAAAATACTTGAAAGTGTATTTGCAGATCTATTGCCCAATCAAACTATTTCTCATGCCATGGTATTGGTGGAATTTGCACCTTGGGTAATTCACACTGACTATACAAACAACAATGATAAACGTCCAGCAAATGCAATTCTTATTCCATTCAAGGATGAACAATCACATACCTTAATATTCAATGAAGAATGCACTGTAGAAGGTATCAATTTAATTGAAGAAACTTTTCCAGATATAGACAACCATATTGGCAAAGAAATTTATGATCAACACCTTAGTCATTGTAGATGGGAAACTGTACGTAAGGTAAGCATAGATGAAATATACCAATGGCAAAGAGGTACTGGAGTAATTTGGGATAGAAAGAAATTGCACTCAAGTGATAACTTTAAGAAAAATGGAGTATCTGTAAAGATTGCTCTAACAATGTTTACCGAACATGTTGCAGATCAATAGAAAGGCAATATAATAAACACATGACAGAATATACCTATGATGTACAAAAGTTGTTTTTAGAAATGATGATGCATGATGCACAAAGTTTCTTGCGAGTACAAAACATATTCAATGCAGAAAACTTTGACAGAGACTTGCGTGAAACTGCAAAGTTTATCTATGACCATGCAAACGAACACAAAACACTTCCAGACAGGGCACAGATAAAAGCAGTTACAAACATTGAACTGTTGGAGATTCCAGATCTCAACAGTGGACACACTGATTGGTTTTTACAAGAGTTTGAAGCATTTACAAGACGCAGTGAACTAGAACGTGCAATACTTAAAAGTGCTGACCTGTTGGAGAAGGGAGAGTATTCACCAGTTGAGAAACTTATAAAGGATGCAGTACAAATAAGTTTAACAAAAGATTTAGGCACAGATTACTTTGAAGATCCACGTGCAAGATTGGCGGCACTGAAAGACAACAATGGCCAGAATAGTACAGGTTGGGCAAACTTAGACAAACTGTTGTATGGTGGATTCAACAGAGGTGAACTACAGATATTTGCAGGTGGATCAGGATCAGGTAAAAGTTTGTTCATGCAAAACTTAGCAGTAAATTGGATGGAAGCAGGACTCAATGGAGTGTACATCACACTTGAATTGAGTGAAGGATTGACTGCTATGCGTATTGACAGTATGCTCACAAACACTCCAAGCAAACAATTGTTCAAGGATATCGAAACTGTTGAGATGAAAGTAAAAATGATGGGCAAGAAGTCAGGTGCGTTGCAAATCAAGTACATGCCTGCACAGAGCAACGTAAACGACATAAGAGCATTTGTAAAAGAACTTAGTATCAAGCAAGGAAGAACTATTGACTTTATGTGTATTGACTATTTAGACTTGCTGATGCCAGTAAGTGCAAAAGTATCTCCAAACGACTTGTTTGTTAAAGACAAATATGTTTCTGAAGAACTGCGTAACCTAGCAAGAGAACTGAACATACTGTTTGTAACTGCTTCACAGTTGAATAGAAGTGCAGTTGAAGAAGTAGAGTTTGATCATTCACACATATCAGGTGGTATTTCAAAGATCAATACTGCTGACAATGTGTTTGGTATATTTACAAGTCGTGCAATGCGTGAACGTGGTAGATATCAAATACAGGCAATGAAAACAAGAAGTAGTTCAGGTGTTGGTATGAAAGTGGACTTGGAGTTTGACATTGAAAGTTTGCGTATACGTGATCTAGGAGATGATGAAGAGTATCAACAGTTTAAGAAACAAAGTTCAAGTATCTATGATCAAATTAAAGCAAAGTCAATACAAAGTGATCCTAACACAGATGCAACTGTAGAAGATGAACCAGGCAAGATAGTTGCCGATGTACAAAGTACAAAACTAAAACAGATGTTAGCAGGTATCAAGGCAAAAGGCTAAGCATATTGATCAATAGGCATGGAACGTACATTTTTTCGTTTTACTTTTAGATAGTTACTGTTGTCTTTGGACCACATCTGTCCCTCACCAACAACCACACTATCACGAGCATACTT